GATGATCCGAGAGTTCAAGCAGCTATCGAAGCATTTGATAATTTGAATGATTTAATCAATAGAATTCGTGATTTGATACCTACAATACAGCGTATTACTAACACGATACAAACCGTGATTGGCACAGCCCAAGCAGTAAAAGCTGCGCAACTTCTTAACCCAACTACGGCTCCATTTACAATTGCTGCAGAATTAGTAATTGTACAAAACATGACTATTGCAAATGCATTGATTGCAATACAACAATTTCGAAATATTCCAACACTAATTGAAAATGCAATATTAGGATTAGGACCAACACTGTTAGATGTATCACAACGTTTAGCAACTGTATGTGATGAAAATGGAATAGAATTTAACATTGACAATTTGAATTTAAATGCACTAGGTGAAATTGATGTTGATGGCGATGGTATTGGAGATTTAGGTATTGATCAACTTGATGGTTTACTTAAGCAGCAGCAAGATTTATTACAATCATTAGAAGAAGCTCCAAGTAAAGTATATTCCAATAATGGTGCACCGGGTTCAGATCTGGGAAAAACGGGTGATTATTATATTGATTTACAAAATAAATTGATATATGGCCCAAAGCCTACGAGAACAACTTGGGGAGACGGAATAAATTTTGAATAAAATTACAGTGTAAATATTTATTAAAAAAGAAGAAACTATGGATTCAAAAACATTAGTTAAAGTTTTAAAAAAAGTGGTAAGAGAAGAAGTTCGTTCTGTTATTAAAGAAGAACTTTCTGAAATCTTGCAAGACGGGTTACAATCAACAATCAACGAAATGTCGATTACAGAAACAGCAACTCCCGCGCCACAAATTGTAAAATCAAAGAAAAAGAAAATTGAATTCAAAAAAAATAAATTTTCAGACATTCTTAATGAAACAAATTCGTTGCGAGAACAATCACCATATGGTGCAATGATGAATCAGCCATTAAATGAAAACATTACAATGACGTCAGCTGACGCGCAAGGCTTTGGCGCGGTACGTGAAAAAATGCGTGCACAGATGATGGGCATTGAAACCCCTTCTGTAATGGCTGATCCAGAAACTGGTAAATCTTTGCAAGTAGATCCAGTTGTAGCAAAAGCAATGACACGTGATTATTCAGCGTTAATGAACGCAATGGATAAGAAAAAAGGTAAAGGATAAGTAAATGGGTTTTAGAATAGAGTCTAGAGAGTCGTTTCGTAGAGATGATTCGCCAATTGCAATTAAAACGCAATTTGCTAAAGACAAACTATTCACACAATCATTTACTACAGATGATCAAGCAGTTTCTAATCTGAAGAATTTATTGCTAACACGTAAAGGCGAACGATACAATTTACCAACTTTTGGATCTAGTTTGCTAAACTTAATATTTGAACCAAATACAGATCAATTAATTCAAGCAATACAAGATACTATTAAAGAAGCAGTTTCATTTTGGTTACCATACATACAAATTATCAATATCGATGTTACGACTGGCCAAGGCAATGCAACGTTAGTACATCAGGTTAATGTATCTATATCGTTTCTAGTAAAACCTACAGGTTCTGAATTAACTATTGCAGTGTTTGCAAATGAAAATGGCGACTTTGAAGTAGCAGAGGAATAAAATGGCGACTGAAATAAAAAAAGATGTAACATATTTAGGAAAAGATTTTGGTCAATTTAGAAAAAATCTAATTGATTTTACCAAACAATATTTTCCAGATACCTATCGAGATTTTAACGAATCGTCGCCTGGAATGTTATTTTTAGAATTAGCATCATATGTTGGTGATGTTTTATCATATTATACTGATACTAATCTAAAAGAGTCATTTTTACAACATGCACAAGAAGAAGGTAATGTATTTGACATTGCTAGATCATTAGGATATAATGTAAAAGCGTCAACTCCAGGATATACTAATATCGATGTATTTCAACTACTTCCGGCTTCGGGTTCTGGGGATGCAGTTGCCCCAGATTTTAGATATGCATTATCGATACGTACTGGGATGCAAATAAAACAAGCATCAGGTGATGCTACTTTCAGAACATTAGACTCAATTGATTTTGGCTTTTCTTCATCATTTGACCCAACTGAAATTACAATATATGAAACTAATGATGCTACTAATGCACCAACATATTATTTAGCTAAGAAAACGGTACGTGCTGTATCTGGAACAGTAAGAACGTCAACCTTTACATTTAATGCACCTGTTGCATATGATAAAGTTGTATTGCCAGACACTAACATTATTGACATAGTTTCAGTAGAAGAATCAGATGGAGATAATTGGTACCAAGTTCCTTATTTAGCTCAAGATACTGTTTTTGAAGAAGTTCCAAATTTAGCAGAAAATGATCCAGACTTAAATGTATATAGAGCGAGTGCTCCATATCTTTTAAAAATGAGAAAATCTTCTAAACGATTTGTTACTAGACTTAGACAAGACCGTTTAACAGAACTTCAATTTGGTGCGGGTGTTTCTGATAATAATGATGAAGAAATTATTCCAAACCCAGACAATGTAGGATCTGGATTAGCTGGTTTTAGACGAAGTATTGATGTTGATATAGACCCATCAAACTTTTTATATACACGAGCATATGGACAAGCTCCTGCTAATACAACTCTTACAGTTACATATACAGTAGGAGGTGGATTTGCTGACAATGTAGAAGCAAATACATTAACATCAATTTCTTCAGTAAGTTATGATGATGATCCGAATGCTGACATATCAGGTGGTGTATTGAATTTTGTTAAGAGTTCAATTGCAGCAAATAACCCAGAGCCAGCACGAGGAGCAAAGTCGACGGATAACATTGAAGATATCAAAAATAATGCACTAGCTAATTTTGCAACACAAAACAGATTGGTAACAAGAGAAGATTATATTATTAGAGCATATTCTATGCCAGCTCGTTTTGGTAGCATTGCAAAAGCATACATTGTTCCTGATGATCAAATCGCTCAGGACGATTTAGAAGAAAAGCGTGTTGCAAATCCATTGGCAATGAATCTTTATGTATTAGGATATGATGCAACTAAAAAGTTAGTTAATTTAAATGATGCTGTAAAAGAAAATTTAAAAACATATCTTGGAAATTATCGCATATTAACAGACGCAGTTAACATAAAAAATGCATTTGTTGTCAATATTGGTGTTAATTTTGAAATTAGTGCTAGAGCAAATTATAATAGTAATGATGTTCTACTTCGTTGTGTCGACCGCTTAAAGCGTTATTTTGATATTTCTAGATGGCAGGTCAATCAACCAATAATTAAATCTGAAATATTGAATGCCTTAGGCAATGTCGATGGTGTTCAGTCAGTGTTAGATGTACAGTTTACTAATTTATATGACACAACCCAAAATTATTCTGGAAATGTATACGATTTAAATACGGCAGAAAAGAATGGCGTTGTATATCCATCATTAGATCCTTCAATTTTTGAAGTTAAATTTCCAAACCAAGACATCAAAGGACGAATAGTATCTTACTAAGGAATATTTATTATAAATAAACTAGTAAGGATAACTCATGTTCAGAATATTTTACGCAGAAAAAGATGCTACATTATATGAATCGGTGCCGACACTTAATACTGGTATCGATGAGATTCTTGAAGTAGGCAAACGCATTAATACTTCTGGAGATGCTTATGTACGAAGTAGGTCTCTTCTTAAGTTTGATATGTCTGAAATTCAATCTACATTAACAAAATATTCTACAACTTTAGATGCATGTAAGTTTGTTTTACAACTATATACTTCTCATGCAAAAACACTTTCTTCAGAATATACAATTGAAGCAAAAATTGCATATGATTCTTGGGTGAATGGTGTTGGTTTTGAAAATTCATCTCCTTCCATTACCAATGGCGTATCGTGGCAATATCCTGCTTCTGGTTCATCATGGACTACATCAGGTGATGTTACACCATCTTTAAAAATTACCGGAAGTCAGGGTGGTAGTTGGATATATCAAAGTGGATCTGGATCATATGATTTAACGCAATACGATCAAAGTTTTTATACGCAGCCGGGCTTGGAAGAACAAGAGTCATTTAGTTATCGTCCTACTGATATTAACATGGATGTAACAGATGCAGTTAAATTATGGATCAATGGTAGTGCAGGAACAACAATTTCAAATAATGGATTCTTGCTTAAATTTTCTAATGCTGATGAAGTGTCTGGCGGCACTACTGGGTATGTAAGATTCTTTAGTAGAGAAACTCATACCATATATGTTCCAAAGCTAACCATGTATTGGGATCAGTCAGCGTATTCTAGCACGTTAGACGCACTTGATTTAGAATCGAATATCATTTACCCAAAAATTAACAAATCGTATAAAGACACGGAAATAGCTCGTATACGCTTTTATGGACGTGATAAATATCCACGAAAATCAGCTACAAATTTATTTCCATTACAGACAGTTAAGCGCTTGCCAGAGACTACATATTATTCAGTTGTCGATGCTGCTACAGATGAAACAATAATTCCATTTGATGATATTTATACTAAAGTGAGTTGTGATGATGTCAGCAACTTCATTTATTTAGATATGAATGGGTTGATGCCAGAGCGTTATTATCGCATAGCATTAAAAATTGTTGATGGTTTCACAGAACAGTATATTGATAATGAATATTATTTTAAAGTAGTTAGATAATGGCAGAACAACAAATATCGTATAATCAGCCGCAACAATCAACGTTGAGTGATTCTGTTTCATCAGAAGCATCTGCATTTGTTAGTGTCGATGCGGTCCAAGAAATGCGCGAGCAAACGAGTGCTGAAGTACAGTCTAGTACATTTGAACAATCCTTTCAACTAGCTAGCAGACAAGAGCAAATCATTTATGATCAAAAAGGATTAGACTATGCATCTAACTTACCATTCGTAAATAAAAGAGATGCAGCAGGCAATTTAATTATTAATGGTACTGTACAAGAAGTTACTGATGAAGAAGCTGCACAATACAATGAAACGGTAATTGTTGAAGCTAATGATAGACTGTATACAAATCGTTCTGTTAATAGAGCAATCGACACACAGTTTAAATATTTTAAATTTCCTCCAACTATTATCTCAAGGCAAACTGATATTGGCGAAATTGATGTTGAATTACCAGAAAATGAATTAGATGTATTTAGTGCAAGATATACACCAGACTTCGTACAACAATGGTTTGTATTTGCTCCTAGTTATGCCGTTTCTGGAAAAGCTCATGGATTCCAAAAATTAGAGTTTAATAATATATTACGAGGTCCGCAACAGATTGAGCCTGGTACTTATACAATTACGCCGGAATTAATTGAGTCTGGTAAAAATCTTCGAATGCGTTATAAAGTAGATGTACATTTTGCAAACCCAGATGTAGACGGCGATCCAGCTGATGAAATTGAACTTTGTAATAAACAAATTGATGAAATAAATTCACTTATTACCACATATCAAGACACTATAAGTGATTTACAATCAAAACCTCTTGACACAACTGATGTTTTGCAAGGGGCGCTGAAAGGTGCAGGTGCCGGCTCATTAATACTACCAGGTGTAGGAACAATCGTTGGCGCTGTTGGTGGTGCAATAAATGCTGCTATATCAAACAACCAAACTAATGATGTTATAATAGAAGTACTAACTAATCAAATTGGCCAATTGAAACAAATAGTTGACGATTTAAAAAGTGATAAAGAATCTTTTGGAAGTTTAGTAGGATTCCGTGCTAGATTACAGAGAAAATCGGCTGATTGGCAACCAGTACTCGAAGGAGCAACTGCTGTAGGGGTTTCTAATTATCCTAAAGTGATTTCAAATGGATATGACTCATTGT